TGCAAGCATGGCAACATGAGTTTGACCGCGTGGTAAAAGTTATGGAGTCACGCCACAATGAACACTTAAAAATCATTGATGACCTGCTACGCCAAAACAAAGACCTCAAAGAAAAGCTCAAGGAGAAGAACAGTGGATAACTACCTAGCAGGTGGGCAGGAATACATGTACCCTGACGCTGGTGACCCAATGCCGCCACAGGATACCAAGGTACTACTGCTCACAACGGGTGGCATCTGCTGCACGGGTTTCTACAACAGGAACTGGTGCATGGGCTGGCTACCCCTACCCAAAAGAAATAAGGAGAAAGAACAGCAATGCGCAAGTCCAACCACCACGGCATAAGGATGGTGTTACAGAAATACCCTGATGGTCTGACCGTAACGGAAATAGCTGAGCGCCTTGAACAAGGTAGGTCGGGTATCCAACGAGCACTGCCACAAATGCCTGACGCTTACATAGACCGCTGGACATCCTCCAAAAGTCATTGGGCTGCTGTTTGGTGTGTTATTGTCCCACCCGAAAATTGCCCCAAACCAAAGGAGAGTCCCCTTGAACAAGCCAAAAGACACGCCAAACTTCGCTGCATGGAGTAACAAGAACCTAGCAGATTTTTGTACTGATGCATACATCCGCATGCAGGAACAGCAAGAAGCAATGGAACAGCTACGACAGAACTGGAAAGACGCGATGGAGATAACCCGTGAACTAATGCTAAAGGACATAAATGACCGAACATGAACAAAACCTACGTGACTTGGCTGCGATGTTTGCAATGGCTGGTTTGATAATGAATGGTGAAAATTATTCCATGCCCGAGGTTGCGGACAAAGCGCACAAGATTGCTGCTTTTTGGATGGAAGCACGTAACCCTACCCAAGAAGGCGGCATTGCTGACATAACACCCAAGAGGAAGTATGGACGAAAAACCGTTGATTAAGTACACATGGTCGTACTCTTCTCTTGATCTGTTTAAGCAGTGCCCTTACAAGTACTACCGACTGCGGGTTAAGAAGGATATTAAAGAGCCGCCCTCAGAGCAGATGGCGTATGGGCTGGAGGCGCACAAGGCTGCGGAGGAATTCATAAGGGACGGTATCCCCATCCCTGAACGGTTTGCCTTTATGCATGATTCCCTTGAGCTACTGCGTAAGCGCGAAGGACAACATCTTTGTGAATATAAGTTGGGCATAGACCGGGCCTTCAACCCATGTGACTTTTACGATAAACAAGTTTGGTGGCGTGGTATTGCTGACCTGATTATCTTGCAGGGCGACCGCGCTTTGGTTGTGGATTACAAGACAGGAAAGTCAAGCAAATATGCCGACACCAAGCAGTTGGAGATTCTGTCTCTTGCGGTGTTCAAGCATTTCCCCGAGGTAAAGAAAGTGAAGGCGGGGCTGCTGTTCGTGGTTGCCAACGACTTCGTACCTGCCGAGTTCCATGTAGACCAGCAGGGGACGTATTGGTCACGCTGGATAACGGATACAAACAGGTTAGAGAAAGCCATTGAGTTGGACGTATGGAATGCCCGCCCTAACTTTAGCTGCAAGGGGTGGTGTCCAGTGAAGGACTGCGTGCATAATGGCAAAAGTTCATATCGTTAGGAGTAATCATGCCCTACAAAAACAAAGCTGACAGGAAATACACCCAAGCCGCCAAGTATGAGGACAGCCCCGAGCAGGTCAAGAATCGTATGCAACGCAATGCTGCCCGCGCCAAACTGGCGAAAGCTGGTAAGGTAGCCAAGGGGGATGGCAAAGATGTCGCCCACGTGGTAGCCCTTGACAAAGGTGGTAGCAACAAAGACGGAGTTCGGGTTGAATCGAAGTCCGCTAACCGATCTTTCCGCAGGGATTCCAAGGGTAACTTGGTATCCGAAACCAGCAAAAAAGAACGCAAGCGACCTTGACACGTAACCTTGTGTGCGTAGAATGGTACGCACTGATGATGCTGTCCGTGTGTTAGGTGCAAGTGATATGGACAGGGGTATTTGATTACCTACAGAGTAACTGCACCAGCTAACACCTTCTGCTTTCTCCTTTCGGCTCTTTAGGGGGCGAGTTAGCCGAGTGACTACCGCAAGTAGTCAAACCCCGACTGATTGTGGAAATGCCACTTTCGGTCTATTTGGCATTTGAAGGACACTTGTGCAAATCATAGATAACAAAGCATTGCTGCTTAAAGTACGTGAGCCAAGCCGCATTACGACAATCATCCCCAAGTCCAAGGCTGTGGGTGAGAACGAAGTGCTGGTCAAGAGGGGGCTGGAGGAAGCCCAAGTTCTGCGCAACATGCAGATCAAAAATGTACCGTCCCCCATCGAGTCCCAGTACGAGTGGACAGGTATGTACAAACCGTTTGACCATCAGAAGGTCACGTCATCTTTTCTCACTATGAACCGCAGGGCGTTTTGCTTTAACGAGCAGGGCACTGGCAAGACTTCGAGCGTCATTTGGGCAGCGGACTACCTGCTCAATATTGGGGCAATTCAGAAGGTGCTTGTGCTGTGCCCATTGTCCATCATGTCATCGGCATGGGAGGCTGACCTATTTAAATTTGCTATGCATAGAACGTGTGCGATAGCCCATAGCTATTCTAAAGAGAAGCGCATTGATGCGGCAAAAAGCGATGTGGATTTTGTTATCTGTAACTACGATGGCATGGAGATCATCAAAGACCACGTAAAAAACTTTGACCTCATTGTGATTGACGAGGCCAACGCGTACAAGAACGTAGCAACAAAAAGATGGAAGTTGCTTAACTCCTCTATAAGACCTGACGCTTGGGTGTGGATGCTTACAGGTACACCAGCATCGCAGTCACCGACTGATGCATACGGCCTAGCCAAGATCATCAACCCATCAAATGTACCCAAGTTCTATGGTGCGTTCCGTGACATGGTTATGCAGAAAGTTACAGCGTTTAAGTGGCTACCCAAACACACATCAGAACAGGTGCTGCACGATGTATTGCAGCCCGCTATACGCTTCACAAAAGAGGAGTGCCTAGACCTACCGGACATGACGTATGTGACCCGCGAAATCCCGTTGACAACTCAACAGATGCGGTACTACGAAGCCATCCGCAAGAACATGATGACCGTCGCAGCGGGCGAAGAAATAACAACTGTTAATGCAGCGGCTAACCTAAACAAGCTGCTACAACTTTCGTGTGGTGCGGTGTACTCGGATAGTGGAGAGACCGTATCGTTTGATGCCAAGAGCCGCATGACTGCACTGCTTGAAGTAATCGAAGAAGCAAGCCACAAGGTCATTGTGTTTGCCCCGTTTAGGCACATCATTGATATTCTTCATGAAGAATTAAAAGCTAATAGTATTAATTGTGAAGTGATACACGGGGGCATATCCGCGACACGCCGCACCGAAGCATTTGCCCGCTTTCAGAATGAGAAGAATCCGCAAGTACTGGTCATCCAGCCCCAAGCCGCAGCGCATGGAGTCACGCTGCATGCGGCAAACGTAGTAGTGTGGTGGGGGCCAATCACCTCTATAGAAACGTACCTACAAGCCAACGCACGTGTGCATCGTGCGGGGCAACGCAACCCCTGTACCGTGGTGCATTTGCAGGGGAGCCCAGTAGAGAAGCGCGTCTACAAGATGCTGTCTGAGAAGGTGGACATACACACCCGTTTGATTGATCTTTATAAAAATATTGTGGAGGACACTTGACAAAGTAAAGTAGTGGCCTTATATTTAGTACTGGGCACAACGACCCAACCTTTTACAAACGAAGGAGTAAGCATGTCAGAACCAACCGCCGAACAATTGACGAAAATTTACGTCAAGATACGCGACAAGCGCAGAGAACTTGCAAAGCAAGACGAGGAGTTGAAAGCACAACTGGACACAGTGAGCGGACATCTGCTTGAGATTTGCAAGGCGCAAGGCGCATCTACTATCCGTACTGAATTCGGTACGGTGTCACGAAGGATTTCCAAGAACTACTGGACTAGCGACTGGGATTCCTTTTTCAAATTCATCAAAGAACACGATGCTTTTTCGCTGATGTTTCATCGCATCAATAGCGTAAATATGTCGCAATTCCTTGAAGAAAACCCCGATCTTCTTCCGCCGGGGCTAAACGCGGAAACAAACCAAACCATCGTAATTGTTAAAAAGTAGGAGTAACTATGAGTAATGAACTCGCAATGTTGGACTTAGGTCTACCGGCATACCTTAAAGAACTTGACCTCGACGACGCAACCAAAGCCCTGATGGGTGGTAGCGGTAGTGGTGGTATGAAACGTATCTCCAT